CCTTGTGGCTGTAAGGTTGCTAATTAAGCCGTTGCAGCTTTTACAGCCCACATAGCAGCTTCTTCGTAAGAAGTCATTGCTAAAGATTTTAAACGCATTTTCTCACCACCTTCATTTGGATTATGGGTGATGCAATCAACCAAATTTATTAATTCAGCACTTTTTTGCTTGATTTGGTCAACAAGTCCTTCTTGAGAAGGATTAAACTCAGTTCTAACTCTTCTTTCGCCCAATGTTTTTTCTGACATGATTTTTATTTAATTAATTGATAAAATTTAGATCCAGTAATCAGAATATAATTACCGAACTTTGATACTTTTTTTATTGCTAAGAATTTATTGTTGGTATCTTCAACAATTTTTGCTTCTACAATTTCTTTTGTTTTTATATTCTGGTAATTTTGCATTTTAGAAGGGAATTTCATCTGTTGAGTCTTCCGCTTCACTAACAAACCCATTCCCCTTATCAACTGCATGTTGAGAGATTTCATCTTTCTTAACAAAAGCAGGCTTAATATTTCCCGCAAAATATCCTAGTCCAGCTTTAGAAAGTGAATGATAAACAGAAACTTCATAATCACCTGCTGGCAATCCTTCTGGTAAGTTAATCTTTCCATTAAAAGCACCTTGCAAAATGTTATCGCCATTAGCTTTAGTTACAAAGCTGCCATCTTTCTTCTTGATTGGCTTGCCTTCATTCTGGTTGATGAATAGTGTTAGTCTTGGTTTTTGTTCGTACTGCATTTTTATTCCTTAAAGTAATTATTAATATCTTGTAATTCGTACGGCACTAACTCATAGTCCTTTAGCTTATAGAATTCACACATAAAATAAAGTTTCTCAATCAAAAGGTTCATATCCTTTTGACTGATAGTCTTTAAACTTTTTGGCAAGTTACCTGTCTTTGTTTTGACACAGTAACCTGCACTAATCTTAGCTAAATCACTAACTAAGTCTTTGTCAAACACTTCACCATAGCTCTTGCGTAGATGTGGCACAAGTAAAGTACATAAACGCCAATACCCATTTAAGCTGGCTTGAGACTTGGGGTTTTTCTTTAAAGCTTTATCTAGTATTTCTTCGTCTGAATAAGACTCATAAATATTTACCTTTTCCTGCACTTCTACTATTGATAATTTATGATAACCAAAGTCAGAATTGCTAACAATCTCCAACTCCCCATCAAACTTTTGTAGCTTTGCTATTAGTTCTTTTACCTTCATTTCTTTAACTCCTCCAATTTCTTTTTTATTTCAAACTTACGCTCAAACCGACTATCTATTTGCTCTTTTAAAAATTTAGCAGCTTTTGAATATGTTTTAAAGACAAAATCTTCTTTGTCGTTTTGTAAGAACTCTGGGCATAAATCAGCTTCTTCGCAATTAACTTTATCATAAATCCTCCAATACCCATTATAAACAATTAAGTCTTTTTGCAAAGTCACTGATTTAATAATAATCTTTTTCATTAACCAGTTTTCAGTATCTTGGGTCTGGCGCACTAGATATAGATAATCACCAATTTTATATTTTGCCTTCATTTCCGTTCTCCAAAATATTTTATAAATAGACTTTCAATCTTTATTTCTAATGCAGAAAAGCCTGTGAACATAGCGCAAATGGTTTTGTCGTAATTGTCATCTGACCATAAAAACATTCCAAAGAAAATAAACACCCATTTAAATTTCCATATTGCCATAAATAGTATTTTCATTTCTTTAACTCCTCTATTTCTAATTTTAATTTTTGTTTTTTTAATTGTTGTATTTCTAATTTTAATTGTTGCATTTCTATCTTTTCTTTTTCTTTTTGTATTCTTCTTTCTTCTCTTTCTTCTTCTTTTAAAGCTTTTCTAACGCATTTCCCGCAGCTTTTGTCATACCAAGAACCATATACAAACCCGTTAATAACTTTACCACAATTTCCACAAAAGTCTCTTTTCATTCACTCCCCCATTTATTAATAAACATTTCTTTAGCCTCTTTATCATTCTCTAAGTAACTAAGAAAATCACTCACTTTACTTTTAATCTCATCCTCAACCCCAGCGTGATTGTGGTAATCCTCTCTCCACCAGTCTTTACCATCACTAATTAAGTAAGAAAAGTTAGGCAAACCAGAGCAATAAAGATAAATCAAGTGCTGGCTCGAATCTAGGAATTTACCTAGCTCATAGTTTCCTGTGAACTTAATATCGTAAATAGTATCTCGTTTAATGACATCGGTGCGTCCGTAAAGTAAGAACTCTTGGTTGCCAACTTTGATTTCTTTTTTAACTGATTGTTGCCAGTTGCCGCCCGCAACAATATCCGCTAGATCACTAATGATTTCTTCGCGAGCTGTTTGTCTATATCTATGGTAAAGTTGACAAGCTAGTTGAATATCTTGCTCAAAATCAATCCCTTTTTGCATAGCCTCATTTGGCTCAAACCTCTCTCTGCTCAAAGTCTTAAGAAAGTCAGCTCTACTATCAGCAGGGCTTTTCCATTCGTCAGAGATGTAGTAGGCGTAACTCGAAAGCAAGCTTGGGGTTATTAGGTATTTATTCATTTTTTAAAACCCTTAATTGTAGTTGCTCTTCGACTTTTACTGTCAACTCCTCAAGTCTTCGTCTAACTTTAAGCAAATCACTATTACTTAATTTTCCTCTTTCTCCCAATCCACCAATATAGTTAATATCATAAATATAATCTATCTCGCCAGAATATTGTCCAGAACCATTAATTACTACTGCTGCTAATTGATAATCTACCATACTACTTACCCTCCTTTTTAGTTTCTTGATAATTCTCAATAAAATATCTCAAATCATTTGGGGTATCAAAGAATACCCTAGAAAATCCACTGTCGTCAGGAATTATTGTTGAGCAAGCAAAGGATTTGGCTTTTTCAAGTGTTTCAAGCAATTCGTCTTTATATTTCGGATTGTCATTATTGAGAATTTCAGCAATTTTATTTATGTTTTCTGCAAATTCATCTTGGTAACAAAATGGCTTGAAGTCAGCACTATTTAATTTCCAATCATGATAATCTTTGCCAGAGAAAGAAATTTTTGTTGGAATAGTTTTATTTTTCATCTTTCACCTCCTCTTCTTTAGCCTTAACCTTAAACTCCTTAGCCTTAGCATCAAACTCACAACCAAGCTCTGCAACTTTAGTTTTTAGAAAAGCTGCTTCCATCTGATAAGAAGACCAAAGCTTATCGTGCTTGTTATAATGAGAGCTATAATAGCTATTTAGCTGCTCTAAATCTTTAATATTAGAAACTTTGGTTTTTAACTCTTCAATTAAAGCATCGTATTCTTTCCCTAGCTCTTCGTCTTTTTTAAGTTTTTCTTGGTAAGCGTCAAAAATAGCTTCTGAAAGGAAGTTGTTAATGCCAGCAAGAGGCTTATATTCTAAAAAACAATTAATTCCTAGCGAGTTTTTAGTGTAAAAGTTATCATTCGGAGATAAATCAATAGTTCTTTTTCCTCCCTGAATTGACATGTAACCAACGAAATCAAGTTCTTTAATTACATCCTTTCCAGCAGAACCAGAAACATCAATGCGCTTATTCACTTTATCATCAACCTTTTCTTCTCTTTCGTGAGATACAAAAATAACAGATTTATTCTTGCCCTCTAAAAGTTTTAATAGCCTTTGAAATTCTCCTTTAATACTTCCCCAGCCTTTTTGAGACAATTGACCATCTGATTGTTTTAATTTTGGATTTGAGATAGCTAACCAATCTCCCATTCTGTCGATAGTTTTGCCTAATGTATCAATTACAATCGTTTCATAACCAGAAATGTCTTCTTTAGTTAGAATATCCAATAAATTTTGGTAACTCTCAATTTGAACGCTGTCGGTTTGGTATTGTTTAGCAACTCGTCTCAAGCCATTGTCAAAATCAATTAGAAGTGGTTTTGGTGCAGATAGTGCTAAACTTGTTTTACCAACACCAGGTTGACCATAAACAAGCCCTTTTAGCTTAATTTTAGATTGTGTTAATTCATTTGGTTTTTTAATTAAACTCATATTTTCCTTATAATTTATTAATAATCTCATCGCTTAGATAAAAATCTAAAGCTTGGTAATCTGTATTATCTTCCATTACTTCTCTCCTTTTATTTTTAATATTCCCCTAACCTTCCTAGCATTAATCTTAGGATCTCTTAAAATCCCAATCTTAATATCAGTAGCAATTAGACCATAAGCTCCTAAAAACTCATCAAGATTAGCCTTAGCCCCTTGAGACTTTAAGTAGCTTACTATCTTTACAACATCTTCAAGTGTAATCTGGTTAAACTCGAAGCAAGCGCAAGATACGCTGGCTAGTTTAATGTTAGTAGCTTTTGCAACATTAGTTTTACTTCCCTTAATCGTTAGCAAAGTTTCTGTTAGCAATTCGCCAAACTTATTGTAAGGTCTTTTTTTACGCATTTGATTTGTTATTGATAAAAAGTTAATTAACGACACTCAATATAAAGATCAATTCTTATTATGCAACAACTATTTTAAAAAATATTTGCATTTTATAAAGCCTTATGTTTACTTGCCAAAATACTTGTCAACCATTATTTTTATCAAAATGAATAAAGAATCTTTAAGAAGAAAAAACTTTGCGCCTGATGATTTTTTTGTATCAACCAAAGCAAAAGAATTGAAAATAAACAATGTTACTGATAATGTTAATATTCTGACTTGCTTGAATAAAGTAGCAGATAAGCTGCAAGAGATTAGAGATAAAATTAATGCACCAATTACAATCAATAGTGCTTATCGCTGCCCAGAAGTAAACAAAGCTGTTGGCGGATCTCCTTCGTCTTGGCATCAACAAGGATTGGCAGTAGATATTAATGCAAAAGGCTACACTCAAGACCAACTTGTGAAGTGGATTAGAGATAGTAAGATTAGTATTGATAAGTGCTTTGTCGAAAGAGGCTGTGTTCATATTCAGTTTAACTTGAATGACGAAAAGAATAGAAACTTCTTTGGCACTGCTGAATTGGTTAAGGGAGAATGGAAAGTCAAACAATTATCTTAATTTAAAGGACTTGTCGGAAATCCCGACAAGTCATCTACTACATTAAAACAATCATAAAATGGGAAAAATATTTAATGCAATAAAAGCAATCTGCATATCTTGCAAGAAACCTGAAAGCATAGAAGGAGAATACTATTGCCCTTGTTGCATGGCAAAAGAAAAGATAAGGGAAGACTGGGCTAAAATGAAGAAAGCTGAAAGAGTGGAAGCTTCAATCCACATGATGGAAAAGAAGCTCCCTTTTGTTGGACAGGTTAGAGTTTTCTTTAATGGAGAGAGGAGCCGCAAGGTTTAATTATTTTCAATTATAAGAATCATAATTTACTCCTTTAATAATTGATAAACATTTAGGTCAAACTTTACGCCTTTATTTTCCAGCTCTTTCAACCTAACAATAACTGCATTAATTGATTCACCAAATGTTTCGCCCTCAATCCACTCGTTAATATCTCCTGCTTGAATTGAAGTATAAAGAGCGAATCCTTCCTTTTTAGTTTTATGATGTGCGGATGCGTATAAATAAACATCGCAATCATTGGAAAATCTCAAATATGCCATAATTTATTCCTTAATTATTATTAATTATCTTTTTTAAAACATTAGGCAAATCATTCTCAATTTGCTTCCATTTATATTTTTGCTCCTCATTTAGAAAATCATCATCGTTTTTATCTTTTTCTATATCCCAGCCAAGAATATCTTGGATCATTTTATTTCTCTCACTTTCCCATCCAGCTTCATAATAATAAAGTTCCAAGCCGAAATGATTTTGGTCTATCCTTTGCATATCAAAGCTTTTTAGTAGCTTCAGGCAGTCACTTGTTGTATCATATTTATATTTATTGATATTTTGCTCTACCTTTGAAGCTTCAAAGCGTTCAAGAATCCAAGCCTTTAATTTTTCAAGATTCTCAATTCTTTTTTGTAACTCCTCAACCTTATCAAGGCTAACTCTTTTTTCTTTTAAAATCTTAATCGCCTTTTCAATTACAGTTATGGCGTTTAGTCTCTTCAAACTATCCAGCGCCTTATCTAAATCAGGAATAATCTTATAACTCCAATAAACATGGTTTATATTTTCTAAAGCGTTCTTGATCTCTATGTTATTCATAATTTACTCCTTAATTATTATTATTTTCATGCTCGTCAAAACATTCCTCACAGCATTCCTTACCGTCTAATTCAGCGCAGTTAAAATCGCCGTCTTTTTGTTGATTGCAGATTGTGCAGATGTATATGCTCATAGTTAGTTTATTGGTTCATAAAAAATAAAATAATTTCATCGTGATATAAAATAGCAAAAAATAACATAACCGACAAAATTGCATTTATTACATTTAAGTTTAAGTATTTCATTCTTACCTCAATTTAATTGTTAATATTTTCTATAATGATAGACCGCATACTTCATAATCCTTTTATCAATAAAGATTTTTCCACATGTGTCAGGTTCTTTAACATCGGCAATAAACCTTTCTGCCGCCGTTCTTGATCTAAAATATACCGCCTCTTTTATAATTCTGTTTTCTCTTAAATACTCCTTACTTTTTACTTGCTCTTGTTGAGTTTTGAACGCAGTAGATATTTGGGGCATCTTTCTACCAACTATCTTTTTAGTAATAAAAAAACTTTGCATGATTAAAAATTATTTATTTTTATTGCTAATCTTTAAAATATCCGACTCTCTCTCAATTAAAATCCGCTCGATAGAAAGGTTTTTAAGTCAAAAGTGGTGTTAGCCTTGATTATCTCCTCTATCTTCCCAAACTTCCCCGCCCATATCAAAGCATCATATTGCTCTGAACTGTCGAAGTATCTTAAGAATTTCTCCTTGTTGTGATAGTAAAATTTAGCTTTACTTGCGTTTGTGGTGATTTTTGCTAGTATGTCTTTAATGTGTATCATAAATTTAAAATAAATTACCTTGTCTTAATTCAACCTCTATTCTTTCGCACATTTTCTCAAAATAAACTGGGTCTAATTCGCAACCAATTAAACGCCGCTTTGTTCTAATGCAAGAAATAGCAGTTGTGCCAGAGCCTAAGAAGCCGTCAAAAATTAAGTCACCTTCTTTTGAATTATTGAGTAAGCACCAATTCATTAATGTTATTGGCTTTTGTGTCGGGTGAATTTTCCCATCCTGCAAAGCTTTTGATCTTGCATAAGTAAAAATTCGCATTGCTTTGTTGAAGCTTGTCCACGCCATTTCACCATCTGCTAAAGAAAAGTCACGCTGTCCTTTATCCCAGATAAGCCAACATTGGCTCGGCGACAAATAATTTGAAAAATAATTCCCGCCCCATATAATTTGATTTTTAGAAATTCTTTTTAATTCATCGAAAATTTTTAAATCAGGAGGGGCTGCATCCCAATCTGGGCAGCCATAATCTTTCCAGCCGTGCTTATCTGCTCCACCGCTTCCGTTACCTTTGCCCTTAAGTTGCGCCCCATAATTTATGCCATAAGGAGGATCAGTTAGAACCAGATCAACCCCCCCCCTCACTATTTGACTCATTACTTTAACACAATCAGCGTTATAAATAACAATCCGACCATCTAAAAATTCTCTTTTTATCATATAATCCTTAAAATTTCTTTTCAGTAAATCTGTTAAACTCGCCATCAAAATTGACAACTAAGCCTCCTTTCATTCCATTACGATTTTTAGCCACTTCAATATTAACTGGTTTAATTGCGCTGTCTTCCATATCATCTGAATCAGTCCAAAGATTAATCACACAATCAGAATCTTCACCCATCCCCCCGCTTCCTTTTAAAGCTTTTAGTCCAGGCTTTCCTCCTAACATGTCTTTTGTAAGCTGACTCAAAGCAATTGTGCAAACATGGTATTTAGTAGCTAATTCCTTTAATCCTCTGATATTTTCCTTAATCAAAGAAGCTTCACTAATATTTTTGCAATCTCTAAGTTCCATAATTTGGATATAGTCAACCACTAATAATTTAATAGGATTGGTCTTTATCTTGCGTTTAAGAGTACTTTCTATCTTTTTAAGGCTCAAGGTACCTTCTGTCATAAAATAGTTTTCTTTTAGGCTATTCCAGCGTTTTAAACTTAAATCAAATTTATCTGTCTCGTGTTTAAAAATATTATTGATTAACATTCTAAACGGATTGATTGAATTGAAACTTGCCAAGAATCTGACAAAAAGATTTTTTCTTTCCATTTCCATTGAGATAAACAACACGCCAAATTTCTTTTCCAAAGCGTTTATGATGATTTGTTGTGCCATCGAAGTTTTGCCAGTACCAGGAGCCGCCCCAATTGTATAAAGTTTATCAATCGTAAAGCCACCATTCAACATTTTATCAAGCTTTTCAATCCCACTTGGTATAATAATGCTTGAAGATCCATCTTTCCAAGAATCAAGCAAAGATTGCTCTAATCCTTCCCCATCAAAAATTTTAACTTCTGTTGAATTTGAATCAATTGAAGCAATTAAATCTTGTGCTTTCAATACAACATCACTTGCATTTTGAGTTTCAAGCAAAGTAATCATTTCATGGAAGCCAGCAAATAATTTCCTTTTTTCATAAAGCTCAATTAGCTGAAAAGCATAATCACGAGTTCGAAAGAAAGTGGAAACATTAATCAGTTGATATAAATAATCTAAACCCTCTGGTAAGGTTTGAAAAAATGGTCTAAGCGTAACATGATCGGCAAGTAAGCCTTCTTGATTTATCTTCTTTAAAAGTTCATCATAGATTTTCTGGTTACTTTCAAAAACAAAGTGTTCTACTTTTAAAATATCACTTACCTTTTGCAATGCTTCATTGCTCATTATTATCAATCCTAGAATTGATGCTTCGGCAGTTAGATTTGAGTATTCTGTTAGTTGCATTAGTTAATTTGAATTGATTGCTTAAATTCAGCTTTAATTTTGTTTTTAATCTCTTCTGGCAAAGAATAAGCTTTGGTTTTCATTCCATCGTTGCAAGTGATTATAACTTCATTTCCAATAACAACTGACTTAAAATAACTTCCACCAGCGATTTGATTTAGTTTATTTGTAATAGGGTCTTGAGATGTTTTAACATCAGATCCTTCATTAATCCAATCATTGGCATAAAATTCTGGTGAATTAATCCAAGCCTCAAATGCTTTCTTTTTTCTCCATTCGGCAGTAGATAAATATTGAAGATAGTCTTTGATATTTTGCTCAAGTTCTTCAAAAGTTATTTCTTTCAAGCAGTTCTGAAATTTTGCTTTAAGTTTATCAAAGGGAATAACTTTTATATTTTTACCCTGATTGTATAATTTATAAATTTTTTCAAATTGAGATTTTATATCATCAATTGCTTCTGGTTTGCTTCTGGTTTGCTTGCCGCTTGCTTCTGGTTTGCTTGGATTCCATCTCTCATTTGCTGCATCTTGTCTTTTTTTAGATCTTTCTTTTATGTTATTAATCTCTGATAGCCAAGAATTATTAACCAGTGAACCTTCCGTTACTGTAAAAATCTTTTTAGAAACAGCGACAAGTTTATCTTTATCTCCAAAGAATTTGCAGCGTTGACATAAATTATCTTCTTTCAGTTCACCAGAATATTTAAAGTAAGCAGCTTTCAGAATAAAATAGATTCCAATCTCTTCTGGAGTAAATTCGTCTTGAAGGTCTAATATATCGTTTGACTTTTCTTGGAAGTAATAAATTTTATCTTTCATGTTTATATAGAATAAAAGTTAATATATAAACTAATAAAACTATAAACTATAAACAACAAACTATGTTTAGCATATGCAAAACTAATGCAAGTGCAATGCAAGTGCATTGCACTTGCATATATACTATTGATTTTATTGATTGTTTGATTTTTCATTGTTTGACATTTCATTAATTAACATTTCACAGATATTATTCTTGAAAGAATAAAGCATCTTTTTTATCGATGTTTTTTGATTAACATCTGCTTGCATAGATTCAAGTACTGGCATGATATAGCCAACCAGTCGCTTAGTCTCTTCATTTATTAATTCTTCTAGCTGATTTTGGTTCATTGCATGTTTGACATTAAATTATTCCATTACTTCTTATCCGTTATTATCCATTAGATTGCTACAAACTCTAAGGATAAGACTTGCATTTTATCCATTCTCAACCCCTATTCCTAAGAATCAAGATAAAACCAACGCCCCTAGCCCGAGCTTCCATTACTGGCTGGTCTTTACTCCCACGGTTTGTCTTTCGACTTAACGCTAGCGATTGCGTTGGTTGTTTTATTCTTAATTCATATTTCTAAGAATCAAGATTTATTTGCCTTTTTACAGAAGGCTAACTGGCTAATTCCAATTTCTTAGGCTATAGCTAGCAATAGTATTAATTATTTAAGCATAAACTACCAACGCATTGTCGCTATTTTCCGACAGTCATCTTGCTGGCTTGCAATAAACCAGTTTGCCGAGCTGACATCGCGTATTGCTACGATTGCAAATCACTCTTGCCTTCATCTCTACCTAGGCTAGGTTGCCGTCTTTCCGAGCTGCCAGCTACATTAAAGTATATTCTTTACCCTCCAAGGCTTCTTACAGCAGCTACGATAAAGGTTTCTTCTTTGTTTTACGCTTGTGTAAGTTCTGCACTAATCTTTAGCCGTGCCGACTTGTCCCCCGCTGGTGCGATCCTTTCGGGTTCGTTCGGGGGCACTATTGGCAAGATTTTATTGGCTTTCGCCTCACGGCAGGAGACTTGCCAGCCCCTTAGTCCGAAGCTTGAACTGTTATTTCACTTGTCCACCTTGCGGCAGGGAATATTTGTCAGAAAGCTAACGCATTTCTGCGCTTTTCTATACACATTTTTTAGATATGTATAGAAAAGCAAAGAAAATATACAAACCCCGCAAGTCATTGTCTAGAATAACTTGCGGAGGTACTAGATACAGTTGCAACGCTTAATTACTTTTGCAACCGCTCTAGTCCCAGATCAAGAACCGAGAACCCTCAATACTTGTCTGATTGACTTAATAATAAACTTTAACTCTAATTAAACAAGCTTTTTTTAAGGATCTCCAATTTTCTTGGTGAATTACCAACAGAATTAATTTTAACGGCTCCTAGATTCGACAAGTCGCCAATGTGTCTGGTCAAATCTGAATGATTATGTATCGTCAAATTTCTTTCTTTGCAAGTTGCGAGCAATCCAGCACTTGAGTAGTCCGACACTTCGTTTAAAATTCCAAGAAAACGATTTAATTTATCTAAATAACTTGCTCTAAAATCACTTAGTTCAACTTGACCTTGTCTAAATTCTTTCGAACTTCTGTTTTTTCTGACAAAACCAAGCTTAGTTAGTCGAAAATGAGGGCTATATGACGCATATTTGCCATGCTTTGCATAATTTATTTTAGTGATTCTAGTAAATTGCTTGAAGCAATTATCTTTGTCAAAATTCTGATCTAGTTTTAGCTTGCCAATTTCAAGATCAATGCTTTTAATGATATTTCTATCGACAATATCTAGTTCTTGCAACATACAATCCCCCTAAGTTTAGCAAATAGTGCTGATTTTGTGCTTCTTATGCGCTTTAATAGCTGTTTAATTTTATATTTCATTTTCACGCTCCTGATTCTTTAAATATTTTTTGCATTCTTTAACAACAAAAATTGTCTTTGGTCTTTCTTGTTCAAACTTTCGCACTTCTTCGTTTACTAATTCACCATCGCAATCAGTGAATTTAAGGGCAATATCAAATTTATCTAATTTATTCTTTCTTACGATTGCTTGAGCTATTCTTTTAAGCATTATTTAACCTCCGTTTCTAATTGTTCCAATAAAAGCTCAGAATCAAATTGATCTGATAAGCCTAAATTTTTAGCGTTCTCAATTCTATAATAGCAATCGTCAATTAACTGTTCTTTATTCGATCTCTTGCTGTCTTTCAGTAGTTCAAGGATTTTAGTGTTGAACTCGATTATTTTGTCTTTGTGCATAAATCTCCTTTTTAATTAAGTTTCTTACCATGTGCCGCCGCTACTATCTCAAGTAGTAAATCTTTGTGAACTTTTGACTTATCGCTTTCAAGTAAATCTGATTGTAAATTTTCTAATTGTGAAAATGCGTGATCTCGCGCTTTCATTACTCTTTGCACTGTGTCTCCTAAAGCTTTATTTGCCGCTTTTAGTTCAATGATTTCTTGATTCTCATCTTCTACTTTAAAACCATCAGCTAAGTCATAATGCCAAATATAATATCTTTTAGTTTCACTTTGCCAATCGGAAGCCTCAAATTTATACAAAGAATTTTTGTGAAAAAAGAAAAGCTCTGGTGATCTTTCTTGTGTCCAAGATACCCCTAATAATTCTGCTATTTTGTCTTTATCTGTATTGATTGATAATTCGTCTGGAATTCTTGGTAATGATAGTAATTGTCTTTTCATTTTATTTTTTATTTAATTATTATTGATATAAACCAGACTCCAGCCCAAGCAATTGAAACCGTTGCAACTACTAGAGCCGCAACTGGTAGAGGGCTTTCACTTTCAAATATTGTGTCTATTAAGTCTCTTTTCATTCATTCTCCTTTAATTATTTTAAAGTAACCTCTAGCAGCTTTTTTGTAACTCTCAAAGCCTTTTTCTTCCAAAAGTTTCAATCCACCTTTTCCAAGAAAATGATGGAAAATTTCAGATAAACCTAAAAAGCTGATTTTTTCAATAGCCAATTCTGCCAAAGCTTTTGAGATTTTTTGATGATATTTTTGTTTCATAATAATAATAATTAAATTGATTAATATTTCTAAACCGTTTTGGTTGTCTTGTTATAATACCCCGCCTCTGTTTCTTTGTCAAGAAATAAATAAGAATAAATCTTTATAAGATTAATATTGTATCAATTTAATACAAGTTAAGTTTAGAGCCTTTGTTTAAAGGGCTTAGGAGCTTGTCAAACTATTTCTTTTTGACTGTGTCAAATTGAACTATTTAATTTTTTTTCAAGTTTTCTAAATACAAAACTATTTTATGATGACCCGCAAGCTTTGCTACTTGTAAAGCGGTTTGATTTTTAAACCAGCATTCTTTATCTTTTGCAAAAGGATTGATCCCTTCTTTAATTAATTTTTTTACGCCTTGGAGATTGCCGTTCCAAGCAAATCTTCTTAAAATATATTCTTTGTCCGTATTTGTCATAATTTTAATCTTTTAGAATTACTTTTGGTCTTGCTCCCATTTTTTTCTTTTCGCAGCCGTTTTTCTTAGCTAATGAAATTAGAGTTGGGATTGAGATTGAAAGCTTTTTAGCTAAGTCTTTGTTGCTTAGGGTTTGGTAGAGTTGTTTAAATTCTTGTTTAGTCATGTTTAATTATTTCCTTAAAATTAAAAACTCTTGGCTTCCTTCTTTCTTTATATTCTAAGTCAGCTCCGCAATGTTTACAAAGTTTATGCTCTTTAGCGCAATCAATGCAAATCTCATCGGTGTTGCTATTGCCAAACCATAATTCTTTGTTGCAAGATTTGCAGCTGGTGTGAACACAAGCATTAGTAACCATCCCGCCGCCTCTATACCAACAAACAATACATTCGCTGGCTTTGAGTCTCTCTTTTTTGTCAGGATCTTTTTGGAGATTTTCAGCAAGTTCTATGGTTTGTTTAACATAATCCGACTTTCCCCAATTTTTAAAGCTAATATCTGAATCTGTTAATTTTGGTCTTTGTCTAATCATCTTAAACCTCTTCTCCCTTTAATTTTGTTAAATCGAACTCCAAACACTTAAACCTTTTTTGATCTGCAAAAGTAGCTTTTTGAAAGGCACTTTCAGTTTTAATCGGCATTTTGTTTTCTTTAAAAACCAATTTCCAATCTTTTGCCCACCATCTTTGCTCTCTAATCTGATTCATAACTGCGCTTTTTGCAGCACCTTTAGAAATCCAAGATTGTTTTGCTTTATGTTTCCAAAAATCGTTTGTGGTTGTGTCTAAAATTGTATAGATTTTCATTAATAATCCCTCATATGGTCGTTAAAATCCAATTCTTCCAATAATAAAGAGTTAAGTTTTTCTTCTTTGGCTTCTAGCTCTTCTCTCCATTGTTCACAAAACTTAGCATAGCGAGGTTCTTTTTTACTATGTCGAATATTATTTTTTAAACTTTTAATCTCGTCTTCTAAAACTTCTTCCAAAGTCATAGATTTTCTCGAATAGCTAACGCTACAAATTTGCCAATATTCACGGTCACAACCTCCGCAAGTCACCTCTCCCGATTCATCATCATTCCAAGTTAAAGATTCGGCGTCATGCTCGGTTTCTTCACCGCAATATGGACAAATAGTTTCAAGTTTATTATTTGTGTAAGTATCAAATTCCTCTTTCATAAAATTTTATTTAATAAATTGATTCAAATTCTAAATTTTTTTGGTCAGTAAAGTAGAAGCATTCGTAGTTCTTCCCATCCCCACCTCTAAATCTATCGGCTTGCAAAATATCTTTCTTTATTAGCGACCCTAAAATTCCTTTCACGCTATTAATATCTAATCCACACCCTTCCGCTATATCTTTACAATCAACATCGGTGAAAGTATCGCCGAAATGGTCGCTTAAAGCTAAGTTTAGGAACTTTAAAACCCTGATTTCTTTTTCGGTAAAATCACCCGCTTCAATTATTTCACGTACTGTTTTCATATTATTTAAATTTAATGGTTTGAAAAAGATTGATCTTGAATAACTTTTCCGTTGTCATCATAGACTAATTGCCAAGCTATTTTACCGTTTTCGTTGTATTTTATGCTTTTGTTTAGTCTTATGAAATGCTGTCCAAATTCATTTTTGATTGAGTTATTTATTCTTGGGTCGCTTTCAGATATAAATAAAATTGTTTCTTCGTATCTTTTAACGCCGCTTTTGTCGAATGTTTCGTGTAATTGAGGCAACATATTATTGTTTCATTAAAGTTGAAAAGTATTTCTTTCTGAAAAAGTAACCAATTGGCTTTAAAACTTTTCTTTTAAGAATCTTTACAAGAGTTGAATCACTCTTTAGAACAGCGCAATCTAAGCGAGTTAAATTTTTGTAAATTGTAAGCATAATTACCCCTTTAAACAATATTGTTCCGCTTCGTCAAAGAAGCTAAAGCTTTCACAGCGACCGATATTATCGTGACTAGTTTGGAACTCATTAAAAAGCTTGTTATAGCTGATTTTATAGCCATTTACTAAGAGCCTAGTTTTGCCGTCAGATAGTTTTTTAAGAACATCAAAGTCACGAGGGAAAAGACCTAGTTGGAATTGGTCGATTAGTTTAGACCAAACTGGAACTTTTTTGAAATAAAGAAAATGCTCTTCGTTGTTTAGAGTTACTATTGCTCTAAGATAGCCTTTTAATTCGTTGTCTAGTTCGAGTAATTTTTTGTTTTTAATGATTAAATGTTTCATAATTCAAAGATTTTTAATTATTATTAAGCAATTCCTAAAGCGTCCATTTCTTTATAGATAGCGTCAAAATCTGCTTTCGTTGGTTTCTTAGATTTAGCAACTGTAAAGCCTGCTTTTCTAAGTTGTCTTATTGTGCTTTTGGCGTGTATATTAAAGACTTGCGGCAAACCATCAAATTTAACCGCAATTTGATATTCTGCTCGCTCGCCTTCTTTTGTTTGTGCGTAAAATGTGGTGAATAAAGCGTTTTGAGTATAGATTAAGTCTGTCATATTTCTTTACTTTTTAGTTGTTGATTGTTTTTAGTTTTAATAAAGTTTCTTCTAAATCATGAAAATTAAGCTCTTTTATTTCAGCAAAAAAGCTGAAAGGGGTTTCTAAATAGCCTAAATTGCTAATGAGGGTATTTTTTGATCCAAAACAACCTCATTGTTGATTGTGTCATTTATGTCAAATTCTAAATTTTTGCTTATTTTGGCGAAAAACTTTTTTGTTGCTGCAAAAGTTTTATTTATTTTGAAGATTTTGAAAGAATAGGTTGTTTGATCGTAAGAATAATTTTTTGCTCCTTTTTCTAAAGATGTTATTATTTCGTCAATTTCTTTGTCGTTGTTTCCGTTTTTATCCAATTCTGCCCATCTTTTTAATTCTTCTTTTGCTTCGCCAAAAGCTTCGTTTTTAGAGCCAAAGCAATCTATTTGCTTTTTTTCAGTTGCAAAATGCGCGCCTGCTTTTTTTGTGTAAAATTTTATTATTCTTTTCATATTTTTAGTTTTTAAAGGTTGTTAAAGGTTGTTAAAGTTGATTTAAGATTAGTTTCCAACGCTTGCGGGCGTTGTAGTTGTATCTGATTTTTGCTATTAGTTTATTTATCATTGTTTAAAATTGTTATGCTTTTTTTGTTTTCTAAATTAGTTATTTTAGTTTTTACTAAATTCATAAATGCTACTTAATTTCATATTTAGTTGAATCCGCGAAAACAAAGACATAACCGTTATTGAATCCGCCGCTTATAAGTTCGCCTTTCCAGTTCATTTTCTTACAAAGCTCAATTGCGGCTTTTGCGTGCAGCTCTTCACTGTTGAGAGCATTGTCATAACTAATTGTTTTTTGATTTTTGCCGCCGTCATAAGCTTTAATTCGGCTTCCTTTTGTGTTAGTTGCTGGTATATATTTTGTAAAAATGGCTTTCATAATTTCTTACTTTTTAATTATTATTATTTGTTGGTGGTGGTGTAAAAAAGAGTTTATCTGGTATAAAATAAGAGTCTACAATTATTTAATATATATTTGATATTTATTTAATACTAACAATAAAGTGCGTCAAAATAATACAATAAGAAAAAAAGAAGGCGTGGAGCTTAGAGCCTAGAGACTTGCAAGAAAAAAAGTGATGGTGGTTGAAAGATTTTTTTTAGTGTATCAAATTGGGAAAGATGATAAAAAGAAAATAAAGAAATTTCTTGATATTTAAAATATTTGTGGTACGGATTTTAAGATTATTAATTTTACTGAAATTGTAGGAAAATGACTGAAGAGGAAAAGAAAGAGAGAAAAAGATTATCTAATCGCACAGGGATAAAGAAAGTAAGGCGTTTAAATAATAGACAAAAAACTTTCGCTAAGTTACTTCCTATAAGTAACTCGCAAACCGAAGCGGCTGTAGGTGCTGGCTATCCAGTGAGTAGGGCGCATGTTGCTGCCAGCCAGTTGGTAAGGAATGATAAGGTAATTGCTGAAGTGGCAAAGGTTGAACGCAATTTAAAAGAGCATTTGAACGCTAAAGGAATGGATGATTCTAATATTGCTGATCGGATAATTAGCTACATAAATTATAATAGTGAAGAGGTCGAAAGGGGAGGCAATGAAGGAGGAAGAGTTGTTGTGGAAATGAGAGATTCAAGAGGCGTGGCTAACATGCTAACTAATGTTGTAAAATTCAAGGGTGCAAGCTTAGAGAATACGAGCGCAGGGATAATAAATGAAATAAATTCTGATACTGCATGGTTGGCAATAAAAAGTTTGGTTAGAAAATTATCAGTCGATCAAGTAAAAGAGCTTAGAGATTCTTGTGATGCAATGCTGGAAAGTAAGGCGCAAATAGTTGCTGAAGCTTAGAGCTGGGAGGGGTGAGAGGAGGAAATAGATAGGCGGGGAATTGAGGGGGGTATTGTTGAGAAATAGACGACCCCCACCCCTCCTAGTTTAAATACCTACCCCAACCATTTCTAAAAAAAAATCCCCACCAGACCTAATTCACAACTTAACAATCACAACAAACTAATAATAAACCCCCTTTTTAGCCTCACACAACACTTTTCTGCTAATAAATACACAATCACCCATTAAACATTTCTAAAACCCTTCCTACCCCCCTCTTTTTTAAAACTGATTTTTCTTTTTTTTTATTTTCCAAAATCCATTTTAGAGTTTTCTAAAAATTTTTCCATTTAAACCTTTTTTCAAAATCTAATAATAAGATGTATTGAATATGGTTTTTGTCCGAGTTTGTTAAAAGTACGATAATAACACATATAAAATAGAGATAGGAAATGGATTTTAAAAAAAAGCTGGAATCCTTACTCTCTGTGTCTATTCCAGCCCGTGAAACATTTTTGACTTATATATCCCCAATATATAACTATTATACTGTGGATATACAAGTTGTATACTGTGGATATACAAGTGTAAATGTTTCACATATATTATCTATTGATTATTAGTTTTTAATTGGTAAGTTTTTAGGGGTTAATAATTAAGAAATAAGGTTATGAAATGACTTATCTGCCATTTAAAGAAGAAGTTAAACAACAAAAAACTGCGAAACGAATCTTAGAAGAGCAAAATTATCAGATAATACTTAATGAACTTTCTGAAAAGTTTGAGGCTAAAATGGCTGATGAATGTCGTATTGAGAGATATTTATGGAAAGGTACTAAAGAATATAAAGAAAGATTTAGCAAAGAAAAGGAGAAAGTAAAATGATTACTACGGCAATTGCTATTACAACAACACTCTTTATAATCCTACACTGGATCGCAGCAAGTCGTAAGTACAAAATATGGGAATATAGATTTTTTCTTAAAATTTTAAGAGACTGCAAGAAAGATAGAAGTTTAAATGAAAGTTTGAATCGAATTTGTTGCATTTTCCCAAATTTTAGTAAAATTTTTTTAACTTATTACTCAAGAAAGCAAAAAAAGTACTGGAAAAATGAGTTTCGCATACTTAATAGAACTTTAAAAGAAATAAGAAAATATAATGGCTCGTAAAATTAAAAATCAAACAATCACCAATTTTATTGATGAATTTGGAGAAGTTCACCAAAAAGAGAGTTTTCAAAGCTATTCGATTGCTGGCGAGGATGATTACATAAAAATCTACATTAAACACATAAACTACTTATCAAATCTGCCTTCTGGCTTGGAAGGGTTGATTTATGAGCTAATTAAGTGCATGAGTTATGGGAATAAGATTATAATCAACTCCTACATCAAAAGAGATATTGCCGTTAGACTTGGTAAAACCTTCAATACTGTAAATCAATATATTACCAAATTGTCTGAAAGCAAAATACTTATTCGTGAGGGAAGAGGTGTTTATTATCTCAACCCTCTATTCTATGGAAAAGGCAAATGGAAGGATATTTTAGAGCTAAGGGAGAAATTAGAGGTAAAAATAAGTTATGAAGATGGAATTTATAAAATAAGCCATAAATAATTCAGTTTTTAGTTTCAACCAATATCTAGGCTAAGTTAGGGCGTAGAAATCCCTTCTATAAAAAAAGGGATTTTTTACTAAAATAGGTTTTTCAACCAATAGAGCCGAGTATAAGCCTTTTAGTATTTTATCTTGCAAGTTCCTTTCGGATTCTAATTTAATTTAGAAGGCAGGCACTTCTAAGAGCTGTTCGGCTCTCCACTTGCAGAAATCATTGTATAAAACAATAAGTGCGGTCGAGTTTTTAAGCTCACTTAGTCTTTAAAGCCAGATAAACGACAATAAAGGTTTTTTCACTTTCTACACAGAGCTTTGGGAATCAATTCAAAGGTTCAACAGCAATGTCCGTAGCTTTCGCTTGGAACGGGAGGATGGGGTTTTTAGTTTTTCTAAAAATCTAATTTCTTAGATAGTTTTTTTTATTGTGTATCTACCATTTGCTGTTATTTTTATTTGTTTTTTTCCGCCATTGCTAAATTCTTAGGGAGATAGTTTCCTACCTCCCCAAATAAAAATAACAATAAAGGCGATAAACCTACGAGGGATCAGCTCGCACAATAAAGACTAAAGATAAAAAATCATTTGTCAATAAATATCTTGCTAATTAAATGCTTATAATTATTTTTTGGCGAATTACTACTCACCACATAATAAAACATGGCTTTTGAGAACTTTAAAAGAAAGATAGCTCTAAATTACTTAGAAAAGAAGGGAAGTGCTTACAGTCCTCTATTGTTTAACTTTCTTACTAATGATTTTGCCTTTGGCACTACATCTGGCAAATATTTAGAATATTACTGCCAAGTCGCCCCTGTTGGAGATGCTATCAATAAAATAGCTAGTGAAACTGCTTGCGTTGCTCTTTTTCCTTACGCTAAAGCTGAAAAGGAATCAAGAATAGCTTTAACGAATAGCCCTTTTGTCAAAACTTTCCGTAAACCTAATTTTAAGCAAACTGGGATAGATTTTAAACAAGAGGGTTTTATACACTACTTAGCTACTGGAAATAATTATATTTATCTTTCTAGTGTTTTAAGTGCTGACAAGAGAAGTGTTTATCAAAGTCCCTTAGAAGTCTATAATCTACGCCCTGATTACATTACGCCAGTTCAAGACATGTCTGGCTACCCAGAATATTACCTTTACAACCCAAATGGAAAACAAAAATGTTTCCATAAGAGTTATATAAATAACATAAATGGTCAATTAATTGAAGCTTATGTTGAAGATGAGGGCTTTGGAGTGTTATTGCATTGGAAAGAACCTTCCAATAATCAACTATTCTCAATGCTTTATGGTGATTCACCTTTGCAGAATGTTGAAATCGAAATTAATCAGTATTTAGAAGCGTCAATACACAATGCTAACCTTTTGAGGAACGGTTTGTCTTCTAAGATGTTGTTTACTCCTAAAGATGGATCAAATCCGCCAAATCAAGATCAGCTAGATAAAATAAGAGATTATTTAAAAAGTGCTTACTCTGGTTTTAATAATGCTGGCAAGAACCTACTTATTGGAATGCCTTTTGATGTTAAGCCTTTGGATATAAACCTCAAAGACATGGATTTTGAGAAGTTGATGCGAAGAATGAGGGTGGCTATTTACAATAAACTAAATATTCCGCTTCCTATGGTTGAAGGTGAGTTCACCTCAAATACAAACATGAAAGAGGCTAACCTAAACTTTTATGACAAAGCCGTTCTGCCGCTTCTTGCTAAATATTGTGAATATTATTACTGTTTTGTTTATTCCAACTTTTACAAAGATGATGGTGTTTTTGAGATTGGTTTTGAAGAATCTTCAATTCCAGCTTTGCAACCTCGTTTATTTGAAACAGTGCAAGTTTTACAAAAAGCTAAAATAGCTACTTCAAACGAACTAAGAGAATTTATTGGATTAGGACGCTGCGGAGTTGGTGGCGATGCTCTTTATGTTGATGGAAACCAAGTTGCGGTTGCTGGTGATGAAAATATGAGTGATACTATTGGTATTCCAGCAGGAATGGTAAATATGCCTGATGACGAGGAAGGAGAGTTGGACGAAGAAGAGGAAGAAACTCTTGAAGGCGATGAAACTGAATTTGAGGAAGAAGACGAATCGGAAGAAAAAGCAGTGGGGATTAATCTAAAGCCTACTGATACAATGGCGAGAAATGCTGCTCGTGGTTTAGAGCTTCGTAAAAAATATGGAAGAGGTGGTACTGATGTTGGAGTAGCTCGTGCAGTTCAATTAAGAAGCCGTGAAAACCTAACACCTAGAATAGTTGCCAGAATGGTTAGTTTTTTTGCAAGACATGGCGTAAATGAAGGCAAAAATAAGAAACCTAATGGCGAACCTTCTAATCATTATATTGCGTGGTTGTTATGGGGTGGTGATTCTGGACGCTCTTGGGCTAACTCTAAATGGAAGCAAATCCAAAACTCAAGAATGAAGACTAAAGAAACAGAAAATGATATTCTTGCCAAACTTTTAAACACGACTCTTGACATTAAGGGTAATAGGGTTTATTCTGATGAGGAAGTGGAGAAGTTGGTTGCTGGTGAATAGTATCATTGCTAATTAACTTCTTTCTTTAAGATAAATTCGAGTGGTGGAATGGTAAACACACTCAGAGCGGCTAGAAATAGCAATGCGAGCGTATCCTGAATTGACAGGAAGTTCTTGTATGTGAGATAGGGGTGTTTAATATCTCCTTTGTGGGTTCGAGTCCCACCTCAGAAAACACATACCTTAATTTATCACTTATGGCAGAAATTATTAATTTAGCGGAATATCGCAAAAAGAAAGAGCGAGAAAAATATATTGCGAACTGCCAGACAAGAATTGCGGTTTCAGATATTAGTTTTTCTAGTTTAAACGAAATCGAACAAAGACTAATTGACCACCTTATAAAGGAGGGAGAGTCTAAGATGTTGATTCTTGATGATCCAATAAGTTGTGGCTATGTACCAGATGAGAATTTCTTAAAAGAATATTCAAAAAATTTTAAATACAGAATAGACTTTGATAATGAATCTTCGTGAAATTGACATCGAAAAAAGAAAAATAGAAAGCCGATACATAAAGCCTATCCGTTCTATTTTTCGTCAAATGAACCAAGATGCCATTAATCTTTACAAAGCAACTAAATCTGTAAATGCTGAATCGGTTGCTAGAAACTACACCCCAGACTTTTTAAAAGTTTGCAAAGACTGTCTAAGAGAAACAATCCAAACTTTTGGCTATTTGGAACGCAAGCCAAGTAAAAAAGCCATAGATGCAGAAATAAATCAAGATCAACTAGAAAACATCAACAAAGAGTTTGAAAGACTCGCTATTCTCTTTATAGCAACAGAAAGCGAACGCCAAGCCCTTTATATTCAAGACACCAATGCAAAAGAATTATCAGAAGCCCAAATCAATGCTTTAACTAAGCACATCAGAAAAGAAGCGAGATTGCAGACGGCTATCCAAGAATTAGAGCAAAGAATAATGCAAATCCGTTTTCAAGGTTTTATTCAAGGTAAAGAAACTGATTTAAGCAAATTAGATGCAAGATTGGCTAAATACAAAAAAGAACTAACTGCTTTGCAAAAAAACAAAGATAATGCGGTTGCAGAAGAGATAAATATTGCTTTAGACAAGAAAGAAGAATCAAGAGCAGAGTTAATTGCCGAAACCTTGGCTGGAAATGCTGAAAGTTGGTCAAGACAAGAAGAGGCAACTTTGATTGCCTTAAATCTTGGAGTGCAGATAAAGAAAGTTTGGCGTGGATTTTTAGATGATAGAATTAGACCAAATCATTTAGCGGCAAATGGACAAACAGTACCTTTAAATCAAAACTTTATTGTCGGTGGTTATTTAGCACAAACGCCCAGAGATTCTAAGCTTCCCGCTTCTGAAACTTTAAGATGCCGCTGCTATGTTGATTATTTAAGATAAATCAGGCATTGAGGAGATTAGAGTTAAATAGAAAAGCACTGTTAATTCCCCGAAAACTCTAAACATCTCCCCCCTCTTTCGACCCGCTGCCTGTTGTCGAGTCTTCTTATGTCGGGGCAGTGCGTTCTTTTAACTTTCGTTATTCTAAGTAAAATCTCTTAATTTGTAATTGCTATTGAGAAAAGCACAGAGTTCTTCAAAAGCTTTGTCTCGGGCTTCTTGTGATTCATAAATAAAGCCAAAACCTTCTGTACCAATTGTTTTAAAAGTTACAACAATCGACAGACGATTTTTATCCTTCCCAATTCCAAGTATTGTATCTAAGGCAATCAAACAATCATTAATAGCAGTTGAACTTCTTATAAACATATTATTTCTTTAGTAATTTGTTATTTAAATGATATTTGTCTGTAAGTACTGGTATTCAAAAAAAATCCCTCACCTTTTGAATTGCTTGCAATAAAATGACTGCCACATAATTTACAGGAAGGAGCCATTTCTCCATCTTTTAAAATGGATTGATGCCAGTCAAAATCTAACGCACTCATTATATCACCTTCTTTAAGATCTACTAAAGCTGTAGCGATTAAATGATCTTCAGTACAAAATATTTTAATTCCTTTTTTTATCATATTATTTTTTCAGCAATTCATTAAGTTGTTTTTCTAAATTGTCCCTGTCTTCTCGTAGATCCTTGATTTCTTCTAAAAGTTCCGCAACAACATAAAAAACTTTCCTTAAATCATTTTTTTCATAAAGTTTTATCCAATATGTTTTACCATAGCCAAGATAATCTCCAAAAAAAGATTCCCTCGTAGGTTCTTTCATTTTTCCTTGGTCAACTAGATCAGAATAAAATTCTCTTATTCTAATTAAATATTGATATGTTTTTGAAGTTCCGCGCAT